ATTAATGTGCCAGTCAGCACTACCACGTTGGGGATAGCTTAGGGCCGGGGGCGTCATGGTCCGTGTACACCGGATACACTCAGGGCAAGGGCACGCCGAATGGAACTAGCACCGTTGGCACATTAATAAATCCGGGGGAAATGCACGCGAACGTAGTTTATTTGCGCCCGGCGATATTGGTTAACTACTCATCCGTCGCAGGCATCACCGAGATAGATTCTTTTGTTGTCGAAATCGGCGCTGATAATACTAAGCAAGCGATTGATGCTGGCATCGAATCAGATACAGGCTATTTGAGAAATGTAAATTGGACCACGACAGCTAAATTTTCGATTGACCAAAATAGTGGCAACCCGATGTATGGTATCGGCTCTACTACTTGGCATCCTGTTGTGTCAACGCCGCAGCTTATGCACTGGTGGAACGCTGGCAACCCGCGAATGTTCATGGGTGATTATGTTGGTAATAAATATTTGGAATACGACCACGGCACAGGTCAATTTAACGCAGCAGGTTTAACCTTCGATGCTGGCGAGATTTATTGCGACATTATAAAAGACAAAACATATCACTACAATGGCGTGTTTGTTACAACTAACAAATATATAGCAAACAATGCACTAAATGTTGGACCGAACGTATCAACATATAGCGGCGGTGTGCTGTGGTCTATTTTATCTGTCACATATTGGGATATAACAAATCAGCGTGTAGTTGATGGAGATTTAATTGCCGTTACGAATTGGGTGCTTGGCACTGGGTGGACGCATGTATCAAAGTCGCTGCAAAAAACATCTGGCAACACAAATACAATATCTAACAATTCGCTTAACGTGGCAATAAAAGGATTATCTGTATACTACATCGTGCGGGTGAGATGGGGCTGCGCCATTGGCAACACTCTAACATTAAATTTATGGGGCAACACTACTGTATTCACAAACACAGTTGGGTCTAATTATGTACAAACTTTTATGGGCACAATGACGGCAGGCACTGGCGCTGGAACAGCGTTAATAATAACGCCGTCTACAAACTTTGCGGGTAAAGTTTTTCATACGCTTATATCTACATCGCTTCCCTCTCTCAGGATGACATCTGTTCCATCTTACGGCCCTGCCGGTGATTACCACTACATACACAGAACATTGACAGCCCCGGCTACATCTATGACGGGGATTGTAGATATAGCAAATATTTTAACAGATAAACCTGTGTTTGCTACAGGCACATTCTTTTTCTCGGTAGCATTTAATTCGCAAGAAGCCGATGCGTGGAATCCAGTTGACGAAGGTGGCGGATTGTCTTCATAATCTTGCCATAACAAATTGAAATAGTAGGATTTGCATGTATACTAACAACAACAACCACCGCAAACTTTTATGGACGCGATATGTCAGACAGCAACGAAGCTTTTAAGGACTATTTAAGGCTTGGAGAAAGAGTGGCTCACATGGAAATGGCACTTGTAGATTTAAAAAAAGTGATTCGTATTGCGGAAGATTCGCATCGTGAACATTTAAAAAGTCACGATGAAGCGCAAAAAGAAATTATGTCTAACGTGTCTTTGTTTACTGTACAGATAAAAGACATGCTGTCCGACATTAAGCTAACATTGGAAAGACAGCGAGCGGAAAGTATTAAAGAGGCGGTGCGCGAGGCAATATCTAAAGCGGATGATAGATATGTGTCAAAAGAGTATGGACACAAGACGGACCTTAAAGCTAACAAAGCGCTATGGGTATTCGCCGCGATTGGCTTTGCTAACATAGCGGTTATTTTTTTCATGAACATTTCAAAAATATTGGGGCAGTAAAAGCATTATGAGTAAATTCAGCAAAGAAATTTTAGAGAAAACGCTATCGAAAGAAGGCGGGTATACACTTTCAAATCATAAAAATGATCGAGGCGGGTTAACCTTCGCCGGTATCTCACAAAAGATGCACCCAACCTGGTTTGGATGGTCGGCAATAAATGGGCAGTTAGAAAAAAACAAAGACGCGGATATTCTTGTAACCAATGAAATTCAGGAGCTAGTGGAAGTTTTTTACCGTACAGAATTTTGGGACCGTGGCGCGCACAAAATAAAAAACTCAGAACTTGCTGAGATTCTTTTCGACATATCTGTTAATATTGGATGGCGACAAGCTAACAAGATTCTGCAACGCTCAGCGAATAAAGCAAGCAATTGTCATATCGTAGTTGACGGCGTGCTTGGCCCGTTGTCGCTAACGTGTATTTCAATGTGCAATCAGGATGAATTGAAAATGACATTCTTACTTGAAACTATCGCGCACTATTCAAAGATTGTTGAGAACGATCAAACTCAATCCGTGTTTTTGCGCGGGTGGGTGAACAGGGCTTTGTCACATGCCTAAACGCGCCTACTTGTGCAAACTTGAGCTAACGCCGCTACCTTATCAATCGTGGCGCGCTGCTATTACAAGCGAAGTTCTTGCGCAAGGAAACGGCGTTGAAATTTATCCAAATTGGGCGAACGAGCCAAATACAAGTCGAGGCTATCACGCCATATGCTTGGTCGATTCGCTATCGCCGATGACTCTAACAGATATTTACGACTTGAATATCCAAGCTGAAAATATTAGCGATTGCATTACGCAAATTAATGCGCGCTCGGTTACATTGCCAAGCCAAGCGCAACAAGCATTATCAAACGCCGGGTTTAACGTGCAATCGTCTTTATCTGCAACACTATCACCGGTAATAAATCATTATGTCTGATAATTTTGATAGTGGATACAGTCGCGTAATTTGGAATACCTTTGGTGATACCGGTTCAGGATCTATCCAAGAAGCCGGTGGGAATCTTGAGACAACTATCATCAGCCCCGGCGGATGGAAGAGTGTTGGCCTAGTGACTAAGAGCGCTATTGGATTTAATCCTGGTGCAGATGTTTATGCGGGTGTTGTAAAAAACACAGCACGTTATGCGATTTTACAAGTCGCTACCGTTGCGGTAACAAGCTCTGGTGATCCGTACACGCTGAATGAATGGGTTCGCATTGTTCGAGGGGCAGGGTCAACTTGGGATGCGCAATATAAAACCGCTGGCGCTTCGCCCGTTACCGTTGCATCCGCTGGCATGGGCGCTTTGCCAATGTCGTTTGGTATCACGTTTCCAAGTTCGGGCAATCAAGTTCGCTACATCATCAACGGTGCGGAAGTGGCTTCGCTTGCGACCTATCCGCTGACGTCAAGAAATTTATACATTCATTTATTTGGCAACTCTGATACATCCGCTGAAAATGATTTTAGTTATTCGACGTGGGTGGAAGTTGGGGCAAGTAGCGGCAGAATTATGGGCGGCCTTGTTGGCGCTGGTGGATTAGTTGGTTTCGGTGGAGGATTAGTTAGATGAGAGACATTATTTTAGGATCGACGCAATATTTTAAATTTACGTCTCGATCATTTTCAACCGGCGCGCCAACAACATTATCAGGAACGCCGGTAATTTCTGTTTATGAAGAAAATAATTTAACGCAAATCACGGCAGGCATTACGCTCACCGTTGACTATGACGCGGTGACAGGATTAAACGATGTGGCAGTTGTTGCGACCGCTGGAAACGGGTACGAAACTGGAAAAACATATCATTTAGTAATCACTACTGGAACAGTTGGCGGCGTTTCAGTTGTTGGCGAAGTGGTTGGAGAATTTTCTATCGAAGAAAGCGCAGCGTATGGAATTGTAAATCACCCATCATATGGTAACGCGCAATTGGTTCGATCAGCTACGCCAGCAAACACATTAAAAGTCGATGTTAATAACAGGGCAGAATCTTTGCTCGGCGCTACAACACACACAGGGGCAGTAGTGCCTATCGTTTCCACCGTTACCGATGGCGCTAAATCAGCGACGGCATTAAGCAACGCAACATGGACTGATGCAAAAGCGGCGCTTGTAGATGCTGCAATTTCTGGACGGCCAACACTTGCGCAAGTTGAAGCGTCTACGATATTAGCAAAAGAGGCTACCGTTGCAGCAAGAGCAACACAAGCAAGCGTCGATGGCAAGCCGACATTGGCACAGATTGAAGGATCTCTTGTGCTTGCGAAAGAAGCAACCGTTAGTTCACGCGCAAGTCAAACGAGCGTCGATGGCAAACCTACGCTAGCGCAAATCGAAGCAACGACCGTCTTGGCAAAAGAAACAACACTAACAAACAGAACATTGTTAGCCGTAAATTATTTTGACCCCGCGACCGATCCAGTACTTGTCGCGGAATCTTCGCAAGATTCTATTGTTGACAAATTGTGCGACGAAGCTATAAATCCAGCAGCTCACAACGTGCCAAACTCTTTGGCCCGCGTTGTATGGCAAAGCAAGGCCGCTGGTTCTTATTCATCTTTTATATGGGTTGATACGCTAACAGGGTCATCTGGCACAACGGCGGGCGAGAACGGAACAGAAAATAACCCTGTCAGCTTGTGGGCCGATGCTCTAACTCTAAATGCAGATCCAGAAACACCTAAAAATAGATTCCATATTTCAGACGGCAGCAGCATTGCGTTAACGTCTGGAATCTCAAACTATGACATCGAAGGCGAGGCATGGTCGCTAGCATTAGGCGGACAATCAATCAACGGCGCATACATAAAAGGCGCGACGGTTAGCGGCATTGGCACCGTTACAACAACGCCAGCAAATTTTGACCACTGCATTTTTTCATCGTGCACGATAGGGAATGTGCATGCTCATTCTTCCCACGTCGATGGCACGATCAGCCTAGCCAACACTGGGACGTACTTTTTCGGCGTTTGCCACTCTGGGCTTAATGGCGGCCTGCAGCCTGTATTTAGTTTTGGTGCAGCGGCGGCGCAAACTTTAATCTTGCGCGGCTGGAATGGATCGGCAGAACTACAAACCATGGCGATTGGAGACAAGGCCGATATAGATGGGGTAGGAAAGCAGGTAATCATAAACGCAAATTGCACGGGCGGAACTCTCACGGTGTCGGGATCGTTTGATGTGATAGATAATTCTGGCGGCGCGGTCACAATAATTCAGCCATCAAATAACACTACGCAAATTTCCGCAGTTAATACAAAAATAGGAACCCCATCGGCTAGCGTGTCGGGCGACATTGCGGCGGTAAAAGCGGAATCATCCTCGTTGGTAAAAGGCATCATAAAAGCAAACGCCGCCGGTAAATTCCCGATCCGCATGGCAGACATTAACGGCGATTCTATCGCTTCGCAGCCGGTGACAGTCACGCGCAAAATAGACGCAGGAACTTGGGCCGCTATTGCTGGCTCAGGCACTGTTACAGACTCCGAGGGCGTGAGCATCATTAGTTATAATGCTGCGGATGTAAACGGCACAGATACCGTCTCATTTAAAATTACGGCCATTGGTGCGCGAACTGTTTACTTACATTTTAAGTTGAGCGCGTAAAAAAATGGAAATCAGGCAAGACGCGGTTAATTTTTTCGGCAATCGGATCCCGGCGCAATACGGCGCAGTGATCGCGGCGGTTAGCATTGTAGGCGTGGGCGTGGATCTTGTTGCGAGTAACGCCCGTGCGCACCTGGTAGCGGAAAAATATCTTGCCAACCTGGTAGCCAATGTCAATCGCGCACACCTAAAAGTTGAAAAAGATGTTTGACGACCTAACCGAAATAGACAAATTAGCGCACGGGTACGCGGGGGTGTATGCTTTCGCCGGTGCTAGGTTAACCGCTTTAGCACTCGGTGCTGATATGCAAACTGCTAACGTGATAGGCGTATCGGCGGCGTTTATCGCTGGAGCAATAAAAGAGCATCTCGACCCGTCGCCAGATTCAGCGGTGGATACATTAGCGACGGGACTTGGTGGTGTGTTTGGTTTAACTTTGACGATGAGGTTTTAAATTATGCAAGACGGAAATAAAGGTGCGTTACAATCGAGCGGAATAGTTGGCAGCTTGACGGCTATCGTGATGGGCGTGGCGACCATTGCGGGTATGCAGCTTGATGTTAACGAAGTGACTACATTCTTCACCGCCGCTGCAACAATTGTTTCAAGCGCGGTGGCTATGTATGGCCGGTATACAGCCGACAAGAAAATTAAGGGATTGTGGTAGGAGCTAGGGGAGGATTCTCCCCTATTTTACATTACGCCCCATGAAAATTAGATACATAGAGCTACACTATATTAATACGCCCCGTGGCGTATATCCTGATAGCCCTTGGCGCGCTTGGGGCTGTTTTAATCGTGACCCATTGTGCCGATTGCGTGCCTTCCAGGTAGCCTATATCCTCAATCGTAGCGCCGTGGGCAAAGTAGTTCGCCAGCATTTGCATGATACCAATGTCCCGGTACAGCTCAAACAATTTATCATACGCTTGGTGATCGTACAGCGCCCGGATTCTGATGTCGTGGTGTCTTGAAAAATCTAGTGCTTCCATTTTTATTACTCCCTGTTTGTTGTTCCTACCGAAGATTATATTCAAAATTTCGACAGTAGCAAGCGAAAAGTTAAGATAATTTAACTATTTTTTTATGGCTTGTCACTTTTGAGTAAATTGGGCGGCGATTTTAGGAATAAAGCACATCTTTTGCCCGGTTGTGCGGCCTATTTGCTGTTATGATGCCTTGGCAATCTCCGGCAGACCGGACAGGGCATCCCAATCTTTTTGGGTAGGCTCGTTTCCTATCTGCGATATGCGCCGAGGCGACACACCCCATCTTTTCGCCAATGCTTGCGCCGTCCATCCTTTGGCGCGTAATTGCTTCACGAAATCTGTCATTTGCCGCCCCTCCAAATACAAGGGGCATAATCAAGAGGATGCCCGCCCATCTTTCCCGGCTTTAAGTTCCACCCGCAACGGTAAGGGTCAACCATTGTTGCCAGTTCAGATCTTAAAGCGTTACGCTGGAGGGTAAACCCGTTAAATTTTTGTCTGTATCTGCACTCCGCCTCGCACTCTGGAGGCGTTGTCGGGTCATCTTGGCATAAGGGGGTGGGCCTCATGGCCGCACCTCCGCAGGCTTGTTCGCCTGAAAAACAGGGACAAAAGAAGCGGGAGTATAAACCCGCGCTTGGTTCCGCCATCCCCAGTAATCCCGAGTGCGGAAACCGAAAAGAAGAGACCCGGAGGCAGTTTTTGCCTCAACAGCGATCTCGCCGTCAGAAAAAGTGTGGTTGGTAATGTATGCGTATTTCATTTGTGGTCTCCTCGTTGGTCGGCTTAATTGCCCTTTGTTAGATACAAAATAGCATTATATTTCTATTGTGTCAAGAGTTATAGTAATATATTTCTATTTATTGAATCTAACCTCCGAGGTCTCCGGCATCATAACAAGCGCATCAACGCAGACGGCGGGGATGCGCGGTGGTTTTAGCGGGGCTCATAGGCCGCCGCTGGTTATGCTTGGCGTTAGGTGTACAATTCTCTGTGTCGTTTAAGCTCATGCTCACCATCTAACCTTGGCAACATTTCCTGAGGCTCGCTACATTCACCTTTCAGATAAACGAAACAATCAGGCCCGCAGCCGCCACTAATGCCCACATTAAAGCATTCGCTTGTGCCTACTGGATAGTCTCCAGTGTTCGCAAGCGCATTCCCGTGCTGACGAGCCTCCTCTTCATTTGAGGGCGGCGCTTCGTGCAGTAGTTTTATAGGGTCTGCCGAGTTACGTTTTGTTGTCGAATGCCAGCGGCCATAAGCCTGCTTATTCTTTTCAATCTCTTGCTCTATAAATTGTTTCTTGTTCATATTTCTTGCTCCGTAATACCCCTAACCAATAATTCCAGCGGACTCCTAACGTCGCCGCTGAATATGGTCGTTATGCCGCACTAATCCTGTCCTGTGCAATCTTAAAGTATGCTTCATCTAGTTCTATCCCGATGAAGTGGCGGTTTAGATTCTTGCAAGCTACGCCAGTGGTTCCGCTTCCCATTGTGAAATCCAGTATAGTGTCGCCTTCGTTGGTGTAGGTTTTAATCATATACTCCATTAGGGCTACAGGTTTTTGTGTTGGGTGTACGCCTCTATCGCTCTTTATACGGTTATTGAAGAACTGCACACTACTCGGGTTTCTTAACTCTCCATATTTCTTCCCGTCTCTGTTCCTATTTATCCCTCCTGTAGCTTCGCCTTTCTCGTTCTTGCTTTGAGTTACTGTGTTTGTGTAATCTGGACTGACCCCCCTTTGAGTTCCTTTCCTTTCTTGCATCACAGGGAAATAGTTGTGTTTACGCTTACTAAAAACCAACACGCTTTCATGTTCTTTCATTGGCTGGTGCTTTAATGTTGCAAAATTGCTACCAACAGCCTTTTCCCATATCCACTCATACTTAAACATATCCAAGCCGCTATTTACCAGCACACTCGTGAACGGCTGGCTCGCAGTCATTACAATAGCCCCGTTCGGCTTAATTATCCGCTTCAACTGATCCCACATTGGTTCAAGAGGGATAATAGAATCCCATTTACACGCCGTTGTTCCGTAAGGCGGATCAGCTAGAATCATATCTACCGATCCACTCTCAATCTCTTTCATACGTTCAAGGCAATCGCCTTGCATTAATCTTATTGTCATTAATTTAACCCTCAAAGTATGTGCGGCCTATTTGCTGTTATATTTAAATCAAAGCATGTCGCAATCACAGGAATCCTGACCACAATAAAAACATATATGAGCAGGGTCTACTCCACCATCATCCTCTTTCTCAACCCAATTGATTTTGGGTTCGCTAATTGGGTCTTGCCACTCGCATTCTTTATTCAAAATCGCCGCCTTTCCTTTTCGTCTGGCCTCCTCTTCTGAGGAAGCATCTACAAAAACAGAAACATTTATCAGAAAGTCTGCATTAACTTTATATTCAGCCACTATCTTATCCTCTGTAAAATATAACAACAGCTTGCACGCGGACAGTCTCCGCAACAGCTACCGCGATAACAGCAATATTAGTGCACCTAGATTGCTGATGATTACTATTAATAGGGCGCAAATATATGCAGATTCATTATTCAAGTCGAACATCAAAATGCCTAACCATCGCATTGATTGGGACAATTGCTACGGCGCTTCGTCCGAAACAAATTTATTAAACGTGGGGCTAGATGGGCTTTCCACCGCAATTGCCCATCATGCAAAGCGTTATACGTCAGTTTAGCTCTACGTTATTTTCGCGCTCGCTAGATACAATAGCCTCCAATTTGCGCATAATATTTTCGAGGTCTCCAGCTGGCACATAATTAATCTCCCGGTCTTTTATTTCCCACTTTAACTCCTCAATTAATGCTTCTATTTTGCTTAACATACAGCATCTCCATTAACGTATAATTACTGTTAGGCGTCAATCTCGCGCACTGTAATTTCATATTTAGGCTTGCCGTTACACATAACTATTACAGGCTCGCCATTGGCTATAACATGCTCACATACCGCCCCGCATGCCTTGCCTGTCACATCCAGTTTATTGGCGCTCCATGTCATGCCGTCTTTCAGTACGTTACCGGCAAATATGCGGTTAGTCAGTGGGCTTGTCCCAATGTGGAAATTTGATGTTTTCATTACCTATCCTTTCTAAAATTCGTATAGCTAATTTTCATTTGTTCTCTCTCCGTTTCAAGTTTTCTAATCGGCGGGCCGGCTTCCGCTGGCCGGTCTTTGATCCACTGATCAGGAGCGGCAAGATATTTAGGTTCTCCGTCTTCAAAAAGAGAAAGTGCGAAAATCATCCCATTTGCCATGCCGTGCATATATGGATCATAGTTCCAATTGCCGTCGCTGCATTGAATATCTATCATTTTTCGCAGCGACTTTACTGATTCCTGCAATTTGGTGGCAGTTGATTTATCAGTCATCATATTCCTCCCCGAGCGCTTCACGCGGCCCCCACGGGCCTTTTGCGCCGCTCCACTCTTGCGCACCTACTGACGCTAGCATCAAAGCGCGATACGGACGATGCACCCACACAGTGCGCTCAGTGAGTGCTTTGGAAACAAGATCCCCAAGCCAAAACAGCGACCACGACACAATCCAGCCAATTGCTTTTTTCATTAACTAAATTCTCATCGGCATAATAACGTGACAATCATTCCCACCGCTAGCCGGGATCAATATCGGGCGGTTATTATCTCCAGTGATTCCGATTTGTATAATATCATCGTCGATGGAATTTATGGCATCGCTCAAATAATGATGATTGATACCGACCTCAAAAACAATATTCGATCCGCCATCGTCAAACGCAATACAGTCCACCGCGCTTTCGTTCAAATTGTTGTTGGATTTTATTTCCAACTCGCCTTTGCTAAACGACAACATAGCGCCGCTGAATTTATCAGTTGTAATCGACGAAACTCGATTTATGGCCGATTTTAACTCGCCCAGGTTAACCGCCACATATTGCAAATTGGTCGGCACTATCGCTGCGTAGTTCGGGTATTTGCCGTCTATCAACATGGCCGTTACTCGCACATTGCCGGATGTAAATGTGGCAAGGTTTGCGCTTGATGTTAGTTTAATTTCGGTTGACTGCAACACCGATAGCTTGCGAATGGTTTTTTTCGGCAAAATGAAACCTTCTTTCGTGTTTACTTTCGGCCTATCAATCTTGATTCCGCAATACGCTAACCGGTGGCCATCGGTTGCAACAATTCGATTCTGTACGATGTCGAAAAACGCTCCGTTTAAATAGTGCCTTACGTCATTATCGGCAACGGCATATTCAATCGTGCGAATCGCTTTCGCCAGCTCCGTACCGTCGATAACGTATTCATCACCCGCAGCGACCGGCATCAAAGGAAAATCATCGGCGGACATTTTTTCCAGCTTGAATCGTGAGCGGCCATATTTAACCGTTAGTTTTTCCGCATTATCAATAACAACATCGGAGTTATCCGGCGCGTTTTTCAAAACAGAATCCAGCTTTTCAAGATTAACGCAAAACCTTTCCGCGTCGCCTTCGTAGTGTGTAGATATTTCTATTTCCGCTGTTCCATCGGACGCAAGTATTTTCAGCTTGTTGTTGCCAGTCGTGATCATTGCGTTACTGTAAACTGCGTCTTTACGGTTAGATGCTGATTTAACCGCTGAAATTACAGAGTAGAAAATTTCTTTTTTGATTATCATTTAATTCCCCTTTTGCATAAAAAATCTGAATCAAGCCTTATTTTTTGACGCTAGATCGACCGCCCATTATTTAACCTAAACGCCCCCTTGCTGGCCAAGATCCACCCAAAATACGCAGCCGATCTTGTATCGGGGTTGCTCCTTTTGGTCCAGCCGGTCACCCGCTCAAACATGGCGCCATTGTTTTTCCAATCTGAGCGGCTTGGGCGCGACTTTGTGACACCATAGCCTAATCTGGCCAACATCCTTTCCAGTTCAACCTGGGCTTGCTGGCAGCGTCCTATGTGTATCCCCACCTTGCTTTGCGCCTCCTTCCCCGCTTGTCGATTTTTGGCGTATATCGTGTTTGTTGCTAGTGTATCCTCAATCGAAAATATCACGCCACTTTTATCACTCACATTTTCATTCAGCCAATCGAACAGCTCGAACAATTGAAAACTATGAAGCGCAACAAGTTTTTCATTTTCAAATATCGCTATGCCATGCGCCTTGGAATCAGGATCAACGCCGATGACTATCATTTAGCTTTAGTCGGCTGTTTTTTGTTGATCGTCGGGACGTAAGGATTAATTTTTGCATAATCGTTTGTAGCCATTCCAAACGGTACGACCGTAACTTTTGAATCGTCATAATCGCTAGTTTTGTTCATTGTTTCGAGTGGTAGCGCTTCTTTGTTGTGTCGCACGGCTCTTAGGTCTAGTCTGTTCATTATTCCCCCTTCTTCAATTTGTTCACTTCGGCCATTCTCGAGACAAGTTCATTGACTCGCTCTTGTGACTTAGCCGCCATTTCTGTTTTACGCAATTCCCAAGCAGGGCGTCCTTCTTTCCTGAATATCACTATCCACGCACGCGCTTCACAATCAAGAAGCCATTCAGGGCAGTAAGAGCACCGATTGCCTTGCGTCGTTAGCTTGCTTTTTTCTTTGTCGCAATGGTCGCAGGTGTCGGGCACTCTATAAACTCACTTATCACCCCGGAAAACATCGTCATCATTGTATAATATTGCCGGTGGTCAAATACAAAAATGAAATCGCTTGTGCAATCAGGGCGATCTAGTCGAACGCACATTTCCACCGCGCATATTTCCATTACCTCATGGCACAAGATGGAAAAAACCATGTCTTCGCACTTGGTGCCTATGGTTATCAACATTTCCGAATAAGCAAACGACCCGCCCCACGAATCAGGGTTCCACTCTATCTTAAATTCGCGGCCATTTATTTTGACTTTATCCAATCGTTTTATTTTCATTTTAGTGAAGGCCCATGTCTTGTGGTTTCTTTGTGGCTGGCGGGCCAATAGGTCGATCCTTGCTGCCTACCAGCGGCATTTTAAGCCATTCGCCGCTAACTATCGCAGCAATTATTTTATCAAGCGCTTTAATCATTTCCGGCGTCATGTTATCCGCTTTCATGCCCGGCATAATATCAGCCAGCATTTTTGACTGTTCGCGCCATTCAATTTTAATTTCATTGACCTTGAGCGAACTTCTTAGCCAATTGTCGTTAACCCAATAATACACTTTGCCATCTGATATTTTATACATCAACCCTTTAATTTTAATAAAGGCATTGGCTGCTATCACTTCCGCAGCGGCTTTCTTTTGCAGTCGCATATCCATATCGCACATGATCAAACGGCCTCCAGGTTTTCATCTTCGTATGAGTAAATAGGCAACGGCGAGCAATCTTCACACAACGAAGCGCCAGGATATTTTATCTGCCACCTTGATGATATTAACATTCCGCACTTCATGCAGCAGTCCAATGCGGTGATCCCATTACACTCTTGCTCTTGTAGTTCTTCGTTCATTTCCCCTTCCCCCTTGTGTGTTGTTGTTAAACTTCGCTTATACGACATCACCCTTCATAATCAAGCCAGACAGTAACTATCGATGCTGGATAAATAAAAACGCCAATGCCGTGTACCACTTCGCATTTATAGTTATTGCTTGGCTCAAAATCACATTCAATAAATTTAACGGCATTGACTACCCACGGCGCGGCGAGCAAAACAAAAACTAGCGCGATTGATAGCAATAAGTTTTGTGTGCTCATAATACTTTTTTAACCCCTCTTATAAAGTCGTCCATGGCATATTTAAAACCAGAAAACATATCTTCAGCCGCACCGTCGTATGCTATTTTCCAGCTTGATATAATATATTTCTGTATATCTTTGGCGGTGTCGTTTATTGTCGTTGACTCGCCGTGGAATTTAATCAAAAGATGGTCGCCATCTTTTTTCGGCAAAACTCCAAACTCTTTTATTCTGTCGCGGTCTCCGTTGATAAGACTGACAACCGCCAACACTACATCTTTAGCCGTGACAGCAAACGCGGCAGCTGCGCTCGCATAGACCAAAATTGCATCGTCAGAATGATCCATGTTTTCTGTCTCCAATATTTGAATGGCTTCTTTCAGCTTGAACGATTCATCATTCATCGCACGCGAAAACCAATCAGGATTATTCACAACCGGCGCAGCCTGCTTGCGTTCTTCGAGTATGCGCTTGTAAATGTCGCCTTTGTAAATCGGAACACTTCGTGGCGCGTCTATGCCAATGTTAACCGTGTCGGCTTCACCAAAGCCGGTTACACGAATAACAATGTCATCACCTATGTGAATTGTTCCGTTTTTTCTCAGTGGTAAAATCAGCATTTTCTATCCCCATGTTGTACATTAAAAAAGTGTACAACATTATTCTGTTTTTTGCATATCAAAAAATAACAATCTTCCGATAATTGTCGAAAGAAATGCTGCTGCCTGTTTCATTTTTTGTCGTAGTCGATAGCTTTTCGTGACCACATTTCAGACATCGGTGGCCAGATTTAAATGGCCCATGAAAAGTATCGACACTTTTAGCTCCACATTTTGAGCAAACAAATATTGGAGCTGTTGCGTAATGAGGCATAGTGAGACGGCAATGCTCAATCTTGTTCCGACTGGAATTCCATCCAGTTATGCCAGAATTCTTTCTTTGCTTTTGCATAGTCCCATAGTTGCCGACCATCTGTTGGTCCATCAACATAAGGCCCTGTTTCATCGCTAAACCGGTTCTTTGTGCGTAGCGCAGATAAGATGCAAGCCGGACAGTTATTCGCAGATTTGCGCATAGCTTCAAACCCTTCAGTATCTAAAATTCGCACAAGTTCATCGCGAGTCGGCGACCATTCTGCCAGCTTGGCATTTACCATCATTCTGCACATGCCGCACACTCGATTAGGATTTAGTGTGCATCCAGATTCATGTCGTTTCATTGCGCTAGGGCTTCCATTCCCCTTGCTGCAATAATCGCAATAATATCGCGGCCTCATTGCAGTTCTCATAAAACCTCCTCTGTATTTTTAGTAGATTCTGGCGTACACTTTTCCCGTATAAATTCTTGACCAACAGATACCAGAACGCCAGCACGGTCAGGGTGCCGCCACAGGTTCCATGCAATTCTCAGAGCTTCCCAAGGGTTGCACGGGTTCATTAAATACCATCCCGACTTGCCCTGCACGATCAATTTCCTATATCTCGCCATGATCCATCTCCTAATATCAACCGATATGTCTCGGAATAACCCCGTAAGCCAAGCAACCAAACCTGCTATCTACATCCATATCATCTTTCCGCATTAATCCCGTTTCCCCGTCAATGCTATCAGTTTCAAATTCATCTTTCAAAAAAGGGAACAGCCACAGCGGGATGAGCATCATTGGGTTATCGTCTTCCCATCGTTCAAAGCCAAGCTCCCGCATTTGATCCGCTGACATATCGCACGGGTCGATATTAAGCAAGTCTTTTCCTTTTTCGCTAGCGGCCAACTTCTCTGGGAGTTTGCGGATATTTTCCGATGAAAAATCATTTTCCCAGCTCTGATACACCATAATCTCAGCAGCACGGTTAACAATGATCTTGCGTAGCCTTACGCATTTTTCATATGTGTTCATTTCTATATCCTTTGTTTTGTCAATATCAGAACGGAATATCATCGTCAAAATCAGGCGCACCACTCGAAGCGTTTGGAGCACTAGCCGCAGGATGTTGCGAAGGAGACGATTGGCCGCTTGGCTTGCCGTCGAGCATTTGAATTTCACTCGCAACAATTTGCGTAGTGTAGCGGTCTTGGTCGTTTTTGTCTTTCCATTTTTGCTCGACATATTTTCCGCTCACAAAAACCTTGGACCCCTTTTTACAATACTGCGCGATAATTTCGCCCAGCTTGCCAAACGCGACAACTCTAACCCAATTCGTGCGTTCGACTTTATTGCCCGACTTGTCTTTGTAGTCATCGCCGCAGCCAATCGAAAAACTAACCACCGATTCACCGCTCGGCATGTACTTGGTTTCAGGGTCTTTGCCCATTCGTCCGATAAAATTACATTGGTTTAAATCTTTGGCCATTTTTTATTGGTCCTTTGCTAAGTTTATTCGTCATGCTTATTTGTGTCTCGTCCAATATTCAACGCATTGCGCTGTACTTGCTTCTTGTTTCGCAGCCTAGAACTAATGATTTCCCGCCGACGCTAGTTGCCCAGCTAAATGATATATCTGTTATCTGTAAATTATGGTCATCACTAATATCCTGCAAAACTTTAATAAGTTCTTTTTGTAGCACAGATTCGACACTTACCTTAACCGTTAAATTTTCTAAGCTAGCCATTTTTTCTTGCTCCTTTATATCAAATTGTTCACGATCTGAGCTATCTTGCCTATGTCCAGTTGATCAACTTTTTGTTCATATATCTGAGTTTCACGAACAACGGTTTTTTCTATCTCGGGAGTATACCCGTATGCAGAATCGGGAGCGGCGGAAATTTTCGCCCACTCTTTCCCTGACTTTTCGACAGTCCGAACAACCGCTTTTACTGTTACAATGTAACTAATTGCGTCTTTCATTTTTTCTTGCTCCTTTTCTACATCGCGCCAACGATGTCATTATATTTAGCCATCACCGCTTTCATATCGTCCTGGCTCAACAAAGAGCTGGCCGTGGATAGCGCTGCATCGGCATCATCAAGATTCTTTGCAGATTCCAGCATTGACAGTGCTTCTTGTAGTGTAAATTCTGGCGATGTTTGATCGTCTGTTTTTGCCAAGTCTTTTGTGGTGACTTGATAAGTGCCAGAATCGTCAATTTCAGCATCGTAAGTATCCGCAATTTGATCCTCTGTTTGAAGGCCCATTGAAATTTCAGGCGCGACAGTATCAACCAGCCAAGCGGCGGCGCGATACATAAACATTTTTTCAGGCATTGTTTTCCATTTGCTGCCCGGCTTTTGGTCCCACTTCTCGCCACGCACTAGCGCCCATGTGATCCACGGTGATTCCACTTTTGCGCCGGTAGATTTTTCTATTGCCCATGCTTTACATCCAAAGTCGTCGTTTTTTTCCGATCCTTTCCATTCATATCGGATAGATGAAAATCGCCCACATTGATTGAATGACGCAATTAAAAACTTGGCTGACCAACCTGGCCGACCATGAACAACATATAAATTTTGCATCACCATCAAAGGCGAAGCGCCGACACGGTTTGCCATTTCCAACGCTATCACGCAGTTGGACAGGTTGTTTGTGTACTGAGCAGGAACCAGCGTAGACGCTGCCAGCATCTTTGCTTGTCGCTGCATTAGGGCAAACCCTGACTCACTGTTGAATCCAGGGATCACAGCGGCGCCATTCTGAGATGGCATTTTCTGCATTTGTGACAATGTAACTTGCTTAACTTCTTCGTTCATTTTCGTGTTCCTTTTTTATTTACGATAACTGCAAATATTGTATTTTGGGCAATACTGTTTGTGGCAAAGCATTGATTTAGGATTCCCCCAAAATACGCCAGAGTGAATTATTTTAGATGCTGTGTGTAATATTCCCGGAGAATCTTCGTCGCCAAGCAACACTTCCCTGGCGCCGTTTACTCTACCCTTTCCTATTCGTTGCGCCGCGTCCGTTTTTGCGGTGTTTAGACCGATAATTTCAGCGTCGGCGGTTATGTTAACACCTGCACCAAATTCAGCAAGCAGCTCATAAACGCCAATTTGATACGCATGCCCTTTTGTGTTCACAGTGCCATCCGCACCAACCGCTTGCTTCCCTGTTTTAATATCGCGGATCCCGTATCCATTTTCTGTTAGCTCTATTCTATCAGTAGTTCCTGTTAACGCAAGGCCCACATCAGTTATTTCTAGCCGGTCACACCTCACTTCAACTGCGTAATAATTTCGCTTTGGCGATTCAGTGCTGCAATATTTCTTGTGTAAGCTAACCGCGATTTTTTCCGCATCCTTTTGACTATCTTCGCCCCAGTCAACATCGTATTCAGGGTGATAGATAGCATCCACCGCAGCGCTAGCGGCGTCGTCAATCGTAATGCCGCTGCCATCTAGCGCGGACTGGTCAAAGACCGCCGTGCTAGCGTGTATGGCGGTTCCTAGTTGCGCCTTGCCATTGCTCGGCATGTACATATGGTTGATATTTTTTGCCTCCCACCTGGCCGGGCAATCAAACAGCTCACCTAGCGAACTTGCTCTAATCGTGTACATACCATTCCTTAATATTTAACAAAGGCCTGATTCCAGCTCCTATTGGTCATCGATTCCCGGCAATAAAACGGCGAGCCTAAAATCAAATTTATGTCATGCCGTCGTTTTACTTTTCCCCAAGACCTTTCCACTTTGTACCACTCAAAAAACTTCTTGATTATATCATGCGTCGCCTTCATCTTCGCCCATCCTTATCATCATTATATCAATCAAAAATTGTAGCTCGTCGTAGATTCCCTTTTTGCCCATGATCCCAAACGATTCTTTTGCACCCGATAAAATATCAATCACTGACAAAGCATAGCCACGGTCAATGTATGATATGGGCCACCATAATTTAGTGATACAAAAGACTAGGCCGCTGTAGTCTTCGATACCCGTATCTATTTTTGCATGATCCGTTATTTTGATTATTTTCGCGCACATATTAACCGGCCTGATCAGTCAAAAAAATATACCGCGTTTCCCGTTCGATTCTTTCGCTTTCCCTTGCGTGGTCTTGTATAAATTCCAGCAGCTCCACTTCTACATTAAATTCAACATGCGCCAACAACCTTGCGCGCAAATACTTCCCAAGCGCTTCATCATTACCCATGCGCATATGGCATGATATTTCTTTTGCTTCATCCTCGCAAATGTTTTCTAGCTGGTCCCATGCGTCGCGCATTATTTCATGATCGCTCAAATATTTTAGCAATATGCGCTGGCGTTCGTTTTCAATTTCACGGGGTGACGGGTAATTCATTTTGTGTTGCCTTTGCTTGTTAAGCGCTTCGTTTTTTACAACGGCCATCTTCAACGACTTTCGGGAAAAATTTATGGCTCCCTATTTTGATGTAGTTTTTAGATGTCCAGCACGGTGAGACGTAATCAGCATGGTAATGCAAGCTGCCCATAGTTACATCCATTTTTTCGGCCATTTTTAAAAAAACAAACTGGGCCGCAATGCGCCGCGAATCGTCCCAAGCTGCGCGGTCGAATTTGTTTGTAATTTTTGGGAGCGAATGTTTTTTCTCTTTGAAATAAGAGAATTGGTTTTTTTCTGAGATAACGGCGCAAATATCAGACGGATAGCGCCCGGACTTAACGCGGTTCATCACGACGTTAGCCACAGCTATTTTCCCAATTTCAGGCTGATTGCCTGCTTCGTAAAAAATAGCTAAGGCTAGACACATAAAGCTAGATAACATGATCCCCCCCTTGATTTGACTACTCTTTTTTGCCTGCCTTAAGCGTTTCTTAATGTTGTTAGTGCTGGCAGACTTAATAAATCTTAACTTTTGAATGAATAGGCAGCGCCAGAATGATGGCGCTTACATGCTAAAAAAACTTTGTTAGAAAGTTAATGTAATCCGTTGCGTTGTTGGCATTAGGTAATTAAACTAGATAAACAAACTAAAGTCAACACAGGCAGGAAAATAGATGCGTGTAACGAAAAAAAGTGAAGCGGTGAAGTTGTTCGGAAGCATAAAAGAAATGTCAGACGCGGTTGGCGTTAGCCCGTCGGCTATCAGTCAGTGGTCGGAAGATTTGTCGAGAGCGAAACAAGATCGCGTTGAAATGGCACTGCTAAGACGACAAGCGAGGATCCAGCTTGAGGCAATAGCCAACGGCAAATAAAAAACGCGCCGGAGGAGAGTGACCGGCGCGCGAGGCTTCATGAGGAGTTTTAAGAAAGCCAATGATACACAATCAATCTATTTATGTATAGACCAGCGCAAAATAATAACAACAATTCGCTAATTAACGAGGATGACATGAATCACTTTCACTCACGCACGGGGGAATTTTATGAGTAAACGGACCCCAATATCAAAGGCAAAAGGTGCTAACCATGGCCAGAATTAGGACCGTCAAACCCGAGCTTTTTAGGCACGCCGAACTGTACGAATTAGAGCAAGAGACCGGGCTTCCGGTCCGACTTTGCTTCATTGCACTATTCACTTGCTGTGACAAAGAAGGCCGATTTAAGTGGCGGCCAAAGGAGCTGAAATTGGACTGCTTGCCCTACGATGAAATAGACTTTTCACGCGTGCTCGACGCGTTGGCCGCGCGTGGCTTTCTCGTGAAGTACGCGTGGCGCGGTTCCCTTTTCGGGTGTATTCCGACCTTCCAACGTCACCAAATCATCAACAACAAGGAAAAAAACAGCATCTTGCCTGCTTTTACATCGGAAGATGCTCAACTCGTTGAAATCCAAGAAGATTCCACGCGTGCCTCACGCGTGCCTCACGCGTGCCTAACGCCACTTGGAAAAGGCAAAGGGGAAGGGAAGGGAAAGGAAGGGAAGGGAAAGGAAGGGGAACGGGAAGAGTCGCGTGACGCTCCCGTGACGGAAAATAAATTTTCCGCCGCCGACTTGGAAACCGCTGAATGGATTTACGAGCGGTTGAAAACAATCAACCCGAACCACAAGCCGCCGTCGTTCCCGTCGTGGGCATCGGACATTAGGCTTATGCGAGAACGCGACAGCCGGAAAGACGAAGACATTCGGGCTATATTCGCGTGGGCTAATGCCGACCAGTTTTGGCAAGCAAATATCCTCAGTCCAAAAAAATTACGCGAGAAATGGGACACACTTATCCTGCAAAAAAACAGGAGGCCAGTTAACCGGCCCGAAACCCCGGAAGAGATCGACGCCCGGTTGACCGCATGGGCTAACGGCGACGATGGAAGCCAGCAGGGGATAACTATCGACAGCGAGGCCGTGAAAGAAGGCCTGTATGAACTTTGGGGGAGGGCGTGAGCATGAATATGAAAACAAAACGAGATTTTGCGGACGAATTAAAACTTAGCTACGCGATGCGCGGAAAAGTTCCGCCGACAGCGGCTGTGCTTAGCCGGTGGTGGGAACTCATCGGACATTACCCGGTGGATTTAATTATCGCCGCGATCAAAGAGCACGACCGCGTAAGCCAATACGCGGCACAACCGGCGGACATTATCAAGCTGCTCGACACCATGGACGGCAGGCCCGGACCAGAAGAGGCTTGGGGCCTAGTTTTAAAATCCGCTGACGAGCTGGAGACGGTGGTATGGACGGATGAAATACTCGAGGCAAGATCCGCGTGTGAAAACCAACTTTTAGCCGGTGACACGATAGCGGCGCGTAAAGCCTTCCTCGAGAAGTACGAAAAAACCGTAGCAGAAGCGCGCAGAGCGTTTAAACGCGCTAGGTGGCTACCTTCGTATGGGGCGTGCGTAGATCGTCGCGCTAGCGCAATCTCACGCGCAATTGCGACAGGAAAATTAAAACACGAACCGGCAGGGCTGATGCTTGAGAACAGAAGCCAGACTTTGGCAGCGCTCACGGATCAATCAAAAACAGCGCCCGAGCAAGCAAAAAAAGCTATCAGCCAGTTGCGTGAAATTTTGGACAAGACGAAAAAAATGCAGCGCGAGCAGGCGGAAAAGGATAGAATTGATAAAGAAAACTTAATTAAGGAACTTGAAGCAAGAGAGCGGACCGGAATTAAGATAACTTAATCGCAATGTTAGAAAACTAATGTGACGGAGGGTAAATGAGTAAGCACCAAATTTTACACAAAGAACCGGCCAATGACGATGATGCGGACATTGTTAAAACTACTCACGAAAGGGTACGATATGATTCTTTCAGCGAAACTTTTATAGTCGACCTTGGCCGAAGCTGTTGGGCCGAAGTTTACGGAAAAAACAGGCTGGCAAGGGCGGTTGATATTGCCGAAAAATGTTTTCTTGTAAACGAAAAATTAACGGCGAGAAAGGGGAAATAAAATGAGTGACGTAGGTTGCCCGTATTGTGGGGAAGATCAAGAAATAAATCATGATGACGGGTATGGATATGATGAAGATAAATGTCATGAACAAGAGTGCGTGAGCTGTGGCAAGAAATTCAAATTTACCATTCAGATAAGTTGTTATTACGAAGTTTTTTGTCAAGACGGGGATCATGATCTTGAGCAATCATCTAGAAATAAATACATATGGCGGTGCAATAACTGCGACTGCCTTGAAATAAGGGGCTTAAAAAATGACAGTGAAGCATGAAAAAATAATCAAGCGCGAAAATGGGATCCGGGTGAAGATTGAGGTGCAAGCCGATACGAGGAAGCGGAATGATCGACATTCAATTCGATAAAATTATTCGCGGTGCGCAAGTGACAATATTCGCAAATCATTTCGTTGAAGATAAATCGGTTGGATTGTTGTTTCGCCCCGATGAAATTTGGGCAGAAACTATGGACGGTGTTGATTTTCCGTTAACAAGTGAAGAGGTTGATTTATTTAGCGAAGAAGCCGCCGAGTTATTCCGCAATCGAATTATTGCGAAGGCTCAGGAAAGGTACAAAACTTTAGTAGATAAACAATGGAGCGAAGAATGGGCAACATCGAATTGGTGGATAACGTAATGCTAACGGCGGTTTATTTTTTTCTGATGACTGTTGTAGCGATATCAGTTTGCCCGAAAGATCCTGACAGAGTTAGCGATATGATCAAAATCCCGCTGGTAGTTTTGTTTTTATTATCGGCAATCGTCCTAACAATTCTTATCCCGGTGCGGATATGGATGTGACAGAAAATAAATAATGACTACACCGCCGCAACAAGCTAATCTAGGTATGCGGCACAACTATTTTAACGGGGGGATTATGCCTATAATTGACTTTAACCAATGCTGGACGACAAAAGACGAGATTAAATTTCTCAACTATATGGCAAGCGAAGACAGCCGAGGAGAGAACAGGGGCGCACCGTCAATCGCGCAACGAAAGGAAAAAATAAAATCGTGGATGATAAATAAAGATTCGCGAAAGTGGGTTGGAAGTGTCGATGTCAAGAAGTGTAACGACCACGCCATCATGCTGTTGGTGTCGTTGGCTATGCATGGGAAGAGGTGATTCATGTCCGCACTAAGAACCCCAAGAGACAGCTACAAATTAACCGCGCCCGTTTGCGCTAGTTGCAGGCACCTGATAAAAGTTAGGGACCAGGAAGAAAAGAAAATCCGGCATGTGTGCGGGTATCATAATGCAATGCTTGTAAACAGAGAGTTCGGAACTTGCGGATGGCACACCAAGCTGAGTCCTCGAAGCCGGCGCAAGGTGACGTATGGCAGGGAATATGATCAAGCCGACCAATCGCCGCCAACTCTTAACGTCAAAGGCGGAATCGACATTGATGGGAAGCCATTCATCGACTTTTCCGACAGAGAAACCGCGCAAGATTTTCTTGATCAAGCGGAAAAATTTGAAAATATTAAAATTGAGAAATAGGACATAGAATGACAGAATATCATGACAAATATAAACAACATGCAACGGAGGATTGGAAATGGCCGAAGGTAAAGAAATGATTGACCGCGAGATAGCGGAATATAGATACAAAATAAAAACAACAGAGGAATACATTGCAAAGTTTAAGAGCGAATTAAAAGAGTGCGAGGCAGAAAAAGCGCGCTACTTGAAAGAAAATGAATATTACAGGGAAATGCTGCGTAGACTGTTAGGCGTATAACAGAGGATATGCGGGATGACCGTGAAGAGGATATCGGATGGAAAATTATTATTGGGATACTGAAGCGCCACACGCGAACAATCAGACAACGATGTGCGACTGGATTGATAATCACAACTCATCGCTAGAAATAACTTTTGTCGATGGAACCTATGCCGAAGGAATTGATGTAAACGGCACTAAGTGGGGAATTCACGCAAGAGGGAGCGGTGGGTTTAACTTACATTGCGTTGAATTTGTAGAGATTGTCGAATAAATTAAACGCACGGAGCAAGCAATGAAACTCGAAACGCTATCCACCATTCTTGCTCAAACAAAAATAAAAAAAGGCGGTCGAGCTGAAAGGGCCGCTGTTCTTTATTTTGTCGAAGGGCAAAAGAGCAAAACTAAAATTGCGAAAGAGATTGGCACGTCGCTGGCGTTTGTGTCAAAGACAATAAAAAACATTATCGCAGCGCATAAAAACATGAAGCGAGTGCCGATGAACTATGTGCCGTACACTATTTTTTTACCCGATGACGACGAAATAAAAAGGCAAGTTGAGAATTTTGCAGCTATAATAATCAAGATGCGAGAGGTTGAGATTATTAGGGGGGGTGGAAATGCAAAAATTTAATAAAGGCGACCATGTGTGGGGTGCAAAAGATTTGGGGCAAAAGAGAATAAAGAATTGAACGTGATATCATAATCAACACGCCCGGCACCTCTGCACTTTGTGTACGTGTCGGCTTTCTCTTGATGAAATTGGTGGAAAATATTGGATCAAACAAAATGAAATGGCAACAACCAGAAACAGCGCCGAGAGATGGCGGCGTGTTTATAGCAGATTTTGGCATTCCATGGCCGGTGATGGCTTGCTGGAATAAACTAGAACAGAAATATGCTTACTCTTTTTTACAGACTTGTTGGGTTGGTGTAAACGAAGACCTGTATTTTGAGAGTGAGCTAGCGGATGTTTCAGAGATGAAGCGGTGGATTTCTTTAGATGACTTTTGGTGTGACAAATGACAGAATCAATTTGCATGGGCGATATAATGCCAACTAATGAATGTGGCCGGTGCGAGAAGTGCGAAGATCAAAAGCTTACCGCCGATGAATTTAACGTATCTGCCTACGGAATCCACTACGTTAAGCTAAGCGGCGAGGATATAAAAAAAGCGGTCCAGCTTGTCGATAATGACAAAGCTGGACGTGAAGATGAAAAATAATTATTCATCCATTTTTATTCCGCAAGCGGAAATTATTTGATCAAGGCCTTGTTCAACAACGGCGACGGTTGATTCTTCGCTTCCAAGTTTATTACGCAGCGCTTCCACCGATTCTTTTTGGTTCTCGATTGTGATCAAAGCCATTTTAAGAAGCCCGATTAATTTGAGCGTTATGCCTCGCTCGTCCTTGAGCGCTTGCTTGTATTGCTCCACCAGGTTCATGGCCTCGTCCGTTAGATCAACGTGATTAGCAAGCGGCGCACCATCAATAAACGATGCTAGATTTACGTTTCTAATGCGCCTCACTTTTTCTAGCTCCGCCTCATAGATGTCGAAACCAATTTCTACGCCTTGCGCTAACAAGCCAGCGGTGTACGGGTTTTTTGGTCTGTTCATTATTTCCAACCTCTTTCGAGTTTTAGTTTTTCATACCATTCTAAGGGTGCTTTGCAATCCCTAACAAGCCAATAAGCTGCTGAGGAAGGATAACCTGTTTTAGCGTTTTCAATTACCTTCATAGCCCATTTTAAAGGTGCACCATATTTAGTAAGTTTATAAGCTTCCCAGGAAGGATTCCCTGTTTTAGCATTCTCAACTACTCTCATAGCCCATTCTAAAGGAGCAGCACCATATACCATAAGATAGTAAGCTGCTCCAGAAGGGGCTCCTGCGGTAGCCTCTTCAAAATATTTCATAGCAGGATTTAGAAGTTCCGGGAATTTTTTTGCAAAATCCCACCAACAATCTTTTTTCTTAACTTTAGAAACATCTCCACCAAGATATTTAACAAGTTGTTTTCCAAATTCTACGTCAAAATCATAAGGACAATCTGGCTTATTCATTTCCGTGCTCCTAAATTTCCATCGACTTGAGTACAGTTCTTAGGGCATAGCGCGCCCAAGCTTTGCCTTTACTAGATTCCTCGACCAGGTTTAACACCGCGTCGAAAATGCCTTCAACGGGCGCTGGCCATCGTCCGCTAATTTCCCACCTATGCCAAGTTTGATACGGCGCTTTTTCGTTGCGCGTGAATATTTTTCCCGCTTCTGTTTCTGTCAGCTCAAGAGCCGCCCGCACTTGTTGCGCTTTATTTTGATTTGCCATTATCGTCACCTTTGCTTTTTATTTTGCTGTTACATTCGTCGGCAGATAAATGCCGAAACGATTCAACGTGCGGCGTATTGAGCCAACCCGAATCGCGCTGGATGTAGCGCTCGCAATCGAATCGGATCGAACATGCATGATCGTGGCATCGTGATATGTCGTTTAATAGTCTAGTCATCGATTTTTACCGCGCAGCGAAAGCGAACGTCGCAAACTTCCGCCACGGCCTTGCCTGATTCTGCCAGCGCATCAAACCAACAATTGTTCGGCTCGATTGCAGATTTATCTACGCCGATTTTTTTAGCGACAAATTCGGATAGTGCGCGAATTATTTCAGATTCACTCAATTTAATTTCCATTTTAATTCCCCTTTTTGTCAATTTTAGCAATGCACGGCTTTTGCCAATCAATTTGCGAGTCGAGCAACTTGCAGAAGTGGTACATCTTCAAAGCTGTGTCGTCAGGGCTTGCGTTTTCAATTTGCAGCAACCTATCTTTCATATTCATTACATAATCATGCGCTTCAAAGATGAAATTTTCGCGAATAACGGACGTTAGTTCATAATCGCGCTCGATGTCCACCGGCCAAGAATCTGGCTGCCTATATCCGTCACCGTGAATTTCAGACATTACAAAATGCTGAATTTCGTCGAAGCACTGGCCGACAAAAGTTAAATTTTCAAAATCGGAATCCCAGCAATTCAAGCCGCATCGAGTTTTTACAACGTGCATATATGCGTCGCATCGTTGCGTCATTAGTTCTTTTGCGTCCATCGCTCAATCCTCAATTTCAACAACGTCAAAAGATATTCCATCATCGCTGATTCTGCAAAGTTCAGTATGTCCGGAAATTGAGTAATGACAAGATATTTCAAAACATGCAGAATTTCCTTCATCAATACTTTTTTCCACTTCGGCGGCCCATGCCCGGATCATGCTGTCGGTGAAATGGTCGCCACCAAGCTTGTGCTTGTCGGCCAAATGTTGCTTAATTTCAGCAAGCCCGATTGCGTTGACGTAATAAACGTTACATTTAGTCATTTTGATTCCCCTTTGTTAGTTTGCCCGACCGTAGCCGGGCTTGGTGGTTGCTCAATTAATCGCTGTATCCATACTTTGCGAGTTTGCAGCGTATATGATCATTAAACCCGCCCCAAACCAGTGGGTTACATCCTCGCTTCGCCATATCATCTATTACAGCGCGATAAACATCTGCGTGACTATAGCTGTACGGCGACATTTTTGCGGATATGCGTTTAAAAGAATTATCGGTTCTGATTCTGTAGTTCATTTTTCTGATCCTCTTAGTTTGCCCGGCTTGCGCCGGGCTTGGTGATTACTCGATTGTTATGCCGCTAAATGCGCGGTCCCAGTCAGCCGCCGCGCCATCGCCGTCAGCGCCAAATATTGCGGCATCGTCATCGGCGTTAGTGTAGTACCATACTGTAATGATAGAGTCGTTGACTGTCACTGATCGACACCACTCTGTGTATGTATCCCCCTGCATTGATCCGTTGTAGCCCACTGCGCAGGTAGGTTCCACGCCACGATTAAGCAGGTCGTCAATTACCTGTACACCAACGATGGCCTTAGCTTCCTCGACTGACAAATTTCCCTTAAACATGATTATTCCCCTTTTTCGTTACCAGCCAAGCCCGCCTTGACTGTGACTAAAGTATATTACACTGTGTATCGTATTGCAAGATAGTTTCTTAAATATTTTTTGAGCTACTCGCCCATTGTCATGTGCTTGACTTGTGCGGTGTACGAGTCGTCCATCATATCGCCTTGTGTTTTTTCGAAGACCTCATCAACTTGGATATTGCGATAGCTCAGCGCGTCGCCACGACCTGCGGCCTTTGTTGCGGCCTTGATTTTGGCAAATGCGGCATCTGTCATGCGGTAATATTTGCTTGATACATCAACAGCCTCAATTTCGCCATTTGGGCGGCGGATAACCACTTCCACGCCTATCGTTTTTTTGTAAGTCACTTTGTTGTCCATTTTCCTGCCCTTGTTTGCTTGCCCATGGATTAATCTTATTACACAGTGTAACGTCCCGTCAAGCCCCGCCTTTAACTTTTTTGTGATATTTCTTTTTTTTTGGCTATCTTTTATAAAAAAACGCAACTAAACTCTGGCACTATATACCCTAAATCATATAAGGGGGCGAAAAATGCCAACGATTCAGGTACTTATCGAACCGGCGGAGGGCGAGAAAATAACGCAGGCCGAAATTGACGACCTGACCACACTTGTGGATTGGGCCATTATCGATGCATTATTTCCCGAAATATCGGAGACAATCCATTGATTTCAAAGCACATTATTAAAAAAGAGGTCGAAAAACCGGCGGGGGCATCATATCTAATATCTATAGATATGCGCGGGCACCTGGACGCGGGGGAAACGATCACTAGCATCACGACAACGACGTCGGACGCGGGCATAACGATTAGCAACGTAGTCGCATCGACAGCAGCGCGCACGATTGACGATGACTTGGTGCCGATCGGTCAGGCCATCCAAGCCCTAGCTGTCGGCGGCACAGCAGGCACTGCATATAATGTATTGATCAAATACACCACGTCTTCAACCCCGGCCCAGGTTCGGCTGGTTGGTTTCAAGATTAAAGTTGTCGCTGACGCAGCATGATCGAAAGAAAAGAGTTCCTTCTAAAAAAATTAAGCCCTGAACACGCAGAGACATTTTCGCGTCTTGATGTAGATACTCAATTTTTTGTCACAGCGGTGGTTGAAGGTGAAAAGCCATGGTCCGCATACATTGAATTCATCAATGGACGAAAAACAAAAGCGTCGGCGGAAAAATTAGCGGCGGAAATACTTTCAGATAAAGCGATTAATGCGCTTGTCGAATCCGTTACGAGCGCCGAAGACGACGGCGACATCATGACAAGAAAAGAAGCGCTGCGAAGGCTAACGAGATTTGGTCGCGCTTCAATTTCTAAAATTGCTGAACTAACTAACGTTGAAATGGTGGACGCTAACGGGTTGTCGTTCAATTCGCTTAACGTATCTTTGAAAGATTCTACGAACTTAACGGACGATGACATCTCAATCATTTCAGAAATAACAGCCAAAAACGGCGCGTTTAAAGTCAAAATTCATTCGCCGTTATCTGCCATTGAACAGATACGGAAGATGGAAGGCTGGGATAACGATAAGCCAATGCTAAATGATGACGTTGCCCGTATGCTAGGATTGCTAATCAGTTCGCGGCCATCATGACCAATAGCGCAACAGCAAACAGAATAAAAAAACAAGTGGATAGGTGGTATCCGCTGAAAGATGTTGCTGAGCAAATTCGCTTGGTGAAAGCCGCGAATGAAGGGCTTAGGTTTCCTGTTATCCCGGCGGGTCGCCGATGCTTGGAAGAAGGAACGCTTGTGGCCACGCCTAGCGGCCCTGTGGCCATCCAAAATCTAAAGGTGGGCGATTATGTAATCGGATATGATAACGGCGCTCACGTCACTACAGTGACTGACATTTGGGATAATGGCGAGCAAGAAGTTATTGCGCTCAAAAGCAGAAACACTGAATTTTTAGCAGCAACAAAAACACACAAGCTATGGGCCACTAACGAATCGATGCTTGATAAACGCAGGCCGCATATCGCTGAAAAATACAGCAGGGTTGAGGTAGGTAATCTAACAAAACGCAGCAGGGTTAAAAAGCAATATTGCCACGACCTGATAAACGGCGGCGAGAAAAATGTAAAATATACTTATGTTCTCGGCGCCATGTCAGGCAATGGTTGCTGTAGAGAGAGCGGCGGCGGTTCTGGGGTGCACCAAAAAAACCTGTATATTTCATCGCCAGATGACAGCGTGCCGAAAAAAATAGCGACCATGTTAGAGTGCGAATTTAAGAGCAACCACGAAGAAAACTACACATATGCTATTTGCTTGGGAAATGGTGCGGTTGAGAAAGTGCCGTTTTATAAAGCATGGATGCACAATCGATACAGTCACGAAAAAATATCGCCGTGGCCAGAGGTTGATCTTTGGGATAAAGAATCCGCTTTGTCTTTTCTTGCGGGTGTTCTTGATACCGATGGCAGCGTTTATTTTAAGTCGGAATCAAGGAAAGAAATTGTTGTCGCTATATCAATGCAAGCTCTTGACGTTATAAAGACGTGCCAGAAGATAATATTCAAATACATGCAGGAGCTTTTTACAATACACGAAGATTCCCGAGAAAAATATAAGAATGGGAGCGTGCATTGTTTGCGGTCAGGATCGAACGGGCAAGCCTTGCATCTTATCGACTGCCTGAAAGAGTACTCTTTGCGGTGCCAGAATATAAATATTGATGACGTGTCTTGTAGAGGATCAGGCCATAATCGAATTGGATTGGCAAAGTCATCGACGAGAATAGCGACGACTTACGATATAACGGTTGGCAATTCTACCAATCTGTATATCTTGCATCATGGCGGAATCGTTACATCTAACTCGGGCAAAAGCGAACGAGCAAAGCGCCATATAGTTAAATCTGCGTTTAAAATTCCCGGCATGTACTTCGCCGCAGCTCCTACGCACGACCAAGCGAAAAAAATATTCTGGAACGATCTAAAAGATTTGGCAATATCAGCGGCACTTCCAAAGCCGCCATCGGAAAGTAACAGAATTATATTTTTACCTAACGGTTCTGAGATACACGTCATGGGCATGGATAAGCCGGAACGCATTGAAGGCATACCGTGGAAAGGCGGAATACTGGATGAGGTTGCGAATATAAAAGAGCACGCAATCAATGAAAACATAATGCCCGCGCTTAACACCAAGACGCCAAACGACCCAAACTATAAAGCATGGTGCTGGTTCTTAGGTGTTCCAGAAGGTTTGAATCACTACTATGACATGGCCATGCGCGCAAAGAGTGGCGTCGATCCTGACATGGGCTACTTCCATTGGTTAAGTTCAGAAGTTCTTGATGCGGACGTTTTGGAAAAAGAAAAAGCACGATTAAGCCCTAGGCAATATCGCCAAGAATATGAAGCAAGTTTTGAAACGGCATCGGGCCGAATATACGAAGATTACTGCGAAAAGAATCACACTAGGCGAACAATCCAACCGCATGAACGTCTGATGTGGTGCCACGACCAGAACTTCACGCCGCTATCGTCTGCAATAGCAGTGAGAGAAGGCAATCAGATTTTCTTGCTTGATGAAATTGTTTTAGAATCGGCGGTATCAAAACAATCGGCGATTGAGTTTGTCGATAAGTTCAGAAACCACCAAAATAAACACGTCCTGATTTATGGCGACCCATCTGGCAGAAACGGCGAGAAGCACGCGCACGAATCTGACTACGAAGAAATAGAAAAGGTTTTACGAAACAACAAATGGACGTATGAGCGGCGTGTTGACACGTCACACCCTAGCATCAAAGATCGACAAAACGCAGTTCGTGCTAAAATATGTAATGCGTTAGGCAACCGAACTTTATTTGTAAATCCAGCAACGGCGAAATGGTGTGACAAAGGATTGTCTACAGTTCAGTTGCAAAAAGGATCTTCGTTTCAAGAAGATCAAACGAATCCGTATCAACATATAACCACGGCTATTGGATATATGACTAGTCGAGAATTCCCGATTCAGTCGGGCACTACAACCGTAGGAAGAATTTGAAAATGAGCGAAAATGTATTTAGTAAAAGCGACTGGGCTAGCGAATACGAATCAGAGCTAAAACTTGTCGACGCGCTATGGGGTGGCACCAAGGCCATGCGCGAGAATTTAGAGTATTTGCCAACGAATACGAAAGAACATAAAGACGACTACGCCAATCGAGTATCAAAAACTTTCCTTACCAATTTTTTCAAAAAAACAATCTACGGCCATGCCGGTAGAATTTTTGAAGATGAAGTTATCGTCAAAGACGATGCGAAGATGGAAGAGTTCGCGCAAAATGTAGACTACGAAGGTCGCGACATTCATCGGTTTGCGTACAGCCTAGCAACAAAGACCATGAGACGGTATTAGGTTTATTTTGATTGACGCGCCAAAAGCTGAAGGTGTTAAAACCCGTGCGGATGAAATAGCGCAAGGCATACGCCCGTACTGGATTGAAATAGACCGCAGGCAGGTTTTAGGATTTAAATCGAAAGGAAATGTTTTAACGCTGGTTCGCATTTTGGAATCAGTGGAAGAAGATGCGGACGAATTTACAACGAAGATCATTGAGCAAGTCCGAGTGCTAGAGCCGTACCGAGTTCGCATTTATCGCAAAAATGAAAAGAACGAAGTATTTTTGTATGATGAATTTGAAACGACAATGCCAGACATTGGGCTGATTCCAGTGTACGCGATGCAAGATTCGTTTATGCAATCCGAGCCGCCTCTGATGGACATTGCTTACCTAAACATTGAGCACTGGCAAAAATCTTCTGACCAGTCCAATATTTTGCACTATGCACGCGTTCCGATAATGCACTATGCCGGGTATGACGCGAGCCTTAACGACGATGGAACGGAAAAAGAATTTGTTATCGGCGCAGGGAGCATGGTTAAAAACCGCAACCCTTCCGCAAAGCTTGAGTATGTTGAACATAGCGGAGCGGCGATTGGCGCTGGACGGCAAGATTTAGTTGACATCGAGGACCGCGCTCACGCATTGGGCGCTGATTTTGCGGTAAACAAAACGGGCGACATTAAGGCTACGGTGCGAGTATTAAACGAAGCAGGCGCAAATAGCAAGCTGTGCGCGTTTGCGATTAATCTACAGGACTCATTAGAGCTTGCGCTTGAGTATACCGCCAGATTATTTGGCGGAGAATTTAGCGGTAGCGTTTACGTTAATCGCGATTTTGGCATCAGTGAAAATCAGTTAACAGTTGAAACTCTGTTAAAGATGCGCGTAAGCCAAGAGATTGATCGCGAAACTTTCTGGAATTTGTTTAACGAGATAACAGGAAAAGAAATAAGTGGTAGCGAAGTCGGCGAGCGGCTGGAAGATGAAGGGTTAGGTTTCACGCTGCCAGAAATGCAGGAAGAAAATGCCGACATCAACGGATAGAATCGCCGATGCGATGATCAGGCATCAAGTATACTTGCTGCGTTATCACCGCAGCGTATACACGCAGCACGCCAAACTAATAGACCTGGCGCTTGCTGACTTGCTAATGCAGGCAGATAAATTAAAAACGCCAGCAGGATCGTTTACAGAGGTCCGATTAAAGGCGATGATCGACAATATAAAAAGCTGGAGCGACGGTTTTTATAAAGAAATAACCGATGTTACAGCGTCGGAAATGAAAACGCTAGCGGCGTTTGAATCTAGCTTTGCTGCTAATGCAATCGCTTCAGGATTCCCGATTGTGATGGACGTTGCAAAAGTAGCTCCCGCCAAAATTCACGCGTCGGCAATGGCTAGGCCGTTTCAAGGTCGGTTGTTAAAAGATTGGTTTGCCGGTCAGAATTTCTCAATTCAAGAACGATTCAAAGCAGAGATCAAGCTTGGATATGTCCAAGGTGAAACGCTACAGCAAATAAAATCTCGACTGAAAGGCGTTGGCAATCTGCAAAAGAATCATCTTGAGGCAGTTGTAAGGACGGCGTTAAAGCATACCAGCGCCGTGGCCATGGAAGAAACGGCCATGGCTAATGCGGACATCTTGGACGGCGAGATATGGGTATCTACGCTAGACGGCAGAACATCTTTAATCTGCCAAGGTCTGGACGGACAAGAATTTGAATTGGGCAAAGGCCCAAGGCCTCCGGCGCACATTTCTTGTCGAAGTGTTCGCGTGCCGAAAACCAAATCCTGGAAAGATCTAGGCTTTGATGATTTGGAAGATGACGATTTACTATCAAGCCGCCCGTATGTGAGAGACAAGCGAAAAGTGAAAGACATTCCGAAAGACGAAAGAGATAATCTAATCGGAATCACTAAGTCAAGAACCTACAACGAATGGCTAAAGGCGCAACCAAGAGAATTTGTTAATGATACACTGGGACCAACACGCGCTAAATTATATCTTGATGGTAATTTATCATTGGATAAATTCACGGACCGCAAAGGCACCAAGCTGACCTTGGCGGAACTTGAAAAGAAACATTCAGCGGCGTTTGAAAGGGCTGGTCTTTAATGAGGCAAGGAATTAATGCTGCAACTAGTGAAAGGCGGCGGAAAGAAAACGGACGGCGAAATAGTTCTATGTCCGCAATGTGGCTGCGCATCATGGGTGAGTGTAACGCACTCAGTGAGGCGCAAAAGAGGCAAGATAGACCGAGGTGTAAAAGCCTTGGCATGTCTTGTGTGTTTGAGTAAAGGTAATGTTACGCATATAACCGGAGGATGATTTTGTGGATGATTTAGATTTAGAATCGCTTGGTATCGGTGGCGAGTTAAAGCCTAAAATTTTGGAAGTTATCAATAAGGCGAAAGCCGGTGTCGATAACAAAAACAAAGAACTGCTTGGAAAGCTGGCAAAATATAAAGAGCAGCTTGGAGCGTATGAAGGAATTGACGACCCGGGCGAAGCCAAGGCGGCGCTAGCAAAGTTGAAGGAGCTGGAAACCAAGAAGCTAATGGACCAAGGCGAGTTTGACAAGCTGTTAGCTAAGCACAAGCAAGAATATGACACCCAGGTGACGCAGCTTAAAAACGTGCTTGGCGAAAAAGATAGGGCGCTTGCGGAAAAGGAAAGTGCAATCAAGGAACACTTTACCGAACGTGCTGCCACCGATGCTATACTTGCATACGGCGCAAACAAGCATCTTTTGATTAACGTCGTTAAACCTTCGATACGTGTTACACAAGAAAACGGTAAATTTGTTGAGCAGATTGTTGACGCGAATGGAAATGTTAGACTAAACTCTAACGGTGAGCCGATGACGCCTACGGAATTTGTCGGCACACTGAAAGATGTAGAGCATTACGCCCCCGCATTCCCGCCGGAAGTGAAGCAAGGCGGAGGGGCAAAGCAAACTAGGCAAGTCGGCGGTCGCGTCGATGTGTCTAACCTATCTGCCGAACAAAAGATGTCGTTAGGCAGGAAAGGTAAAAAGTAAAATCCTCATTCTTTGAGGTCGGTCACGCCGGTGATCTCTGGTTACGCTAGAGGCAATAATATTGTTTTTAACGTAAACTAACTGGAGATTATCGGCCATGGCCATGACATTACCTGAAGCCGCCAAGCTTGAAACTGGCGACGTATTTAAATCCGGCGTTATTGAATTTTACGCTGGGTCATCTGGCGTTCTAACCGCGCTACCGTTCGAGAATATCAGCGGCAATGCGTACAAATACAACACTGAATTGACTTTGCCCGGTGTTGGCTTTCGTGGCGTAAACGAAGGCTATACCGAGTCAGTCGGCGTTATCAATCCTCAAACGGAATCATTGGTAATTGCCGGTGGCGATCTTGATGTAGATAAATTTATCATCGACACCATGGGCGACGGTGTGCGCGATAAGCATGAGCGTATGAAATTGCGCGCATTATCTTTGTCGTGGACCAAGAAGTTCGTCAAAGGCGATTCAACCGTCGATCCCCGTGAAATGGACGGCCTACAGCGTCGATTGGGCGGCAATCAGCTGATCCCCGCTGGCGCTACCTCTGGCGGCGATGCATTGAGCTTGTCAAAGCTGGACCAGCTTATCGACCAAGTAATTGACCCCACGCACTTGATAATGAATAAAACCATGCGTCGTCGCTTAACTGCTGCTGCGCGTAATTCATCCGTTGGCGGCTTTATTACTTTCGGCGTCGATGAGTTGGGCCGTCAGGTTGCGAAATATAATGACCTGCCAATTATCTTGCTGGATCTTGATGAAGCAGGAAGCCAGATTCTTGATTTCAACGAAGCAAACCCTGGCGGTGGTGGCAATGCGTCAACATCTATTTACTGCGTGAATTTCAGCGAAAATGCGGTAATGGGGTTGCAAAATGGAAACATGGACGTACGCGATTTGGGCGAACTGGAATCAAAACCGGTTTTCAGAACTCGTGTCGAGTGGTATTCCACTTTCGGAATTTTCCACGGTCGCGGTGCTGCTCGCTTGAACGGCATTAAAGACGCCGCTGTTGTTGTTTAATTTTGGAGGATTAATAAATGTCTAATCGTGTTCAACGCATCTATGATGCAGCGGTGGCCCTTCGCACTTCTGTATCCGCAATTACCACCACCACGTCAGATACGGGGATTTCATTTCCTGTCCGCAACATGGAAGACTACAAAGCTTCCATTTCGTATTCTGGCGTAGTGGGTACCGGAACGTATACGTTTGCTATCCAAGTCAGCAACTTGGTTGCAGGCACTTATACGACCATTGCTAGCGTGACTATCAACCCTGCCGTATCTTCTGGCCGTCTTGATATTCCGCTAAACGGCAAAATTGCAGAACAGCTAGATGATGATTCCGCCTTTATTCGCGTCACCGCGACATTGGGCGGCACTTCGCCATCAGTTGTTTACAACTGCTTTTTGTCAAAGGAGTAATCAATGGCCAAGGTAAACATCTACCACAAAGCAAGTGGAGAGGTTTTAAGCCTTGAGCCTATTGATGCAAAAGAAACTTTGCAATTCAACAGCTCGGAATATTCTTCCGAGCCTGTTGTTAAAAATAAGCCCGGCCCAAAGCCAAAGCAGAAACAAGCGCAAGATTTAGATGTCGATGAGGATAATTAAATAAATGGCCTTGATCATCGAAACCGGAACGATAGTAAGCAACGCAAACAGCTACGGCGATTTGGCCGGCTTGCGTGCGTTTGCGACGGCGCGGGGGATTGATTTAGTCCCGGCGGCAGATGCTGATCTTGACGTGCACATGATAAAGGCCATGGATTTTATCGAAGCGAAAAGGGCGCGGTTTAAGGGAATTAAAGCGACCGCTACACAGTCAACGCAGTGGCCAAGGATTGGTGTTGAAATTGATGATTACGCGCTTGAGTCAAACAAGATCCCGCGTGAATTGATTTACTGCCAGTTTTTTTTAGCGCTTGAATCGTATCTTGGCAATGATTTATTGCCTACCAGGTTGCCGAGCGATAAAGGTTTGCTGACTGGCTCAGATGTCGGCGGCGCGATTAAAAAGACGTTTGAATATCCGGACAAGATTGTAAATCCTGTATTCACCAAAGCCATGTCCGTGCTTTCTCCTTTGATGAATGCATCCAACAGAGTGTATCGATCATGAGCATGAAACTCGAAGCGCTTGGAATTTATCGCGACTTGATGGAAGACGGATTTGAGATTGAAATACTGCGTGAGAATTTAACTTATGACCCATCGACACAAAGTTCAGTGCCAACTAACCCGCAGCGCTATAAAACTTATGCGATAGCTCTACCCGCTTCTGGTGGTACTGTTCAAGCCTTCGATAACAGGGCTGAAAATCAGCAATTTCAGTTCATCCGTTTTTTCAAAATGTCGTCTATTGATGAAAATTTAGAATTTGCTTTTCAGCCATTGCCCGGTGACATTGCGCGATTTGGCGGCTACGAGTGGCAAATAATGGGATGCACTCCAGTAGCGCCGACTCCTGATTTTCCTTTGCTGTATAACGTGGGGGCCGGTCGATGAGCTGGAATAGAGTAATAGATAAATGGACCAAGAAAGTCCCTAGCGATATTTCAAAAGTTCAGCGGAAAATATCGCTCGACTTGTCTAGCAATGTAATCGTTAGAACCCCAGTTGATACCGGCGCGGCGCGTGGCGAGTGGCTTGGATCGTTTGATACTCCGGCATCTTCACCATCGGGCATGACTGATAAAACCGGCGCAGCTACACTCGCAAAAATATCCAATGTGGTTTCTGGATTTGACGGAAAGAGTGACCAAGTTTTTTATCTAACAAACAATGCGCCGCATATTGTCAAGCTTGAATATGAATCTCACTCGCCACAAGCAGCAAATGGAATGGTCCGTGTATCAGTTGAACTTATCAAACGCAAATACAAGAGGCTTTTCAAATGAGCTTTTCCGGCATCGATAGCGCGCTAATTAAATCGTATTTGGATGGAAATTTTGGCCTAACAACAAAATATCCAAACGATAAATTTGCGCCGCCTTCGCCGAAAACAGCGTGGGCCGAAGTTGTTTTTTTAGATGTTGGAAATAATCCTTTCACGCTCGGCGACAATGGTCTTGATGAAATATTTGGAATCATGCAAGTCAATTTGCTTTATCCGAAAGACAGAGGATCAAGAGACGTAAAATTAAAAGCCGATCAGTTTCTAACGCAGTACAGAACAGGCAAAAGTTTTACTCATAATGGCGTAACAGTAGACATAAACGGTTGCAGAATAGGACAAGGTTTTGATTCTCGGCAATGGTGGATGGTGCCGGTGTCAATTGAATATAGCGCGCATATAGCAAGAGGTTAATTAAAATGGCAGATGGTGCAAATGTAAAAGTTTGGTATGTTGCAGAAGTTACGAGAGGAGTAACTCCAGCAAGCCCGGTGTGGAAGCAATTGCGAGTAAAGTCGATAGGTCTTGGCGGAAAAAAAGATGGGTTAATATCCGAAGAGCTAACCGGCGATAGGCAAATAGCTAGCTACGACAATACAACGCGGCGTTGCGAAGGGCCGATTAGTACCTATCTTTTTTACGGTAGCAATGATGATATTTTGCAGGCTGCGTTTATGGGGACGTGGGCGCTAAATACGCCATCGGTCGGAATAGATCAATTGAAAACAGGCGCAACACGGCGCTATTTTTCAATCATGATTCACTACACGGATCTTTTAACAGCCGATAAGCCTTTCCATATTTTCACTGGCGTGGAATTTACCGGCATGAATATATCTACAGATCCGCAATCGTATGTAACGCTAGATTTTAACACACTTGGATTAGACTTTGCGGCCCCAGCGACAACCGCTCCAGCAAGCTCCACCTATGGATCACTAAGCACAACCAAACCAATGCGAGCGGTGAGCGGCACGATAAAAGAAGGCGGCGTTACAACTGCGGCCATTACAGAGTTTTCACCATCACTTGATAACGGCGTAAGTTTGCAATTTGCTATCGGCTCAGCGACGGCGGTGGAATCTTCAGTTGGCAATTCAAACTCAAGCGGCCAAGTTGTTTCGTTCTTCAAAAACGCCACGTTGTTTGATAAATTCAGAAATGACACCGCGTCGAGTTTGGAAATAACCTGTCTTGACGATTTAGGAAATAGTTTGCGAATAGTGCAGCCAAGAATTGTGTACACTGGCGCAGATTTACCAACAAGCGGTCAAGGTCAGATATTGATAACTCTACCCTATCAGGCAGTTAAAGACGGCACGACTAGCACAAACATTTACATCGAGAGAGACCCCGTATAATGAAACTAAGTGACTTGATTCCGCAAAACCGAGATGAAGTTTTCAAGGTTGAAATTACCGAAGGCGTGCAGCTTGATTGTGTGTCTTATTATTCTGACAAATGTCAGATAGCGCATAAAAAGCTGCACCAATATTTTCTTGAAAATCTAATGAAGGCAAAGACGGAAGATGAAAAAGATTTAGCGCGATTAGATTTTGAAGTTAAATATATCGCGGCTTGCGTCGTTGGCTGGAATTTAGAAACGAAATTCACGCAAGAAGATTTACTCTTGTTGCTGCGTAGTTCTCCAAAAATTCGCGGCCATATCGACAGTGAGGCCTCGTTGCGCGGTTTTTTTACGAAACAGCAAGACGCGACCTTGCCGAAAAAATCAAAGCCGCAGCAGAAATCGACAAATACCAAGAAGGATCGGAGCTAACAATAAGACGGCATCTTGAGCGCGTTTATGAACAGACAGGAGAAATGCCGGAAGCGTTAGAAAAAGCACAGATCCCGATTGAATACGGATATTTAATCGGCATCTACGGCAAAGTTAAAGAATACAAGCAGCCGTTTTTACCGTCGTTGCTTGCGTGGTGTAATTTAACAGGCATTACTCTATCTCATTTTGAAATAGATATGCTCATTGACATAAACAGGTCATACAATGTCTGATGAAATAGCACGTTTAGTTTTGCGCGTTGAGTCGCTTGAGGTTAAGCTTGCTGATGAGCGTACTAAAAAGCTAAATGACGCATTAAAGGGCTCTCCTGGTATTGTAGAAAATGCAGAGAAGTCATTTAAGAAATTCTATAAACAGCTTGTTGCTGGCGTAACTGTTCTAGCTGCGTTTAACAAATCACTCGGCGAAGCTAGACAGTTAAGTATTTTTGATGCGCAATTGCAAACAGCTACCGGAAGCATTGAAGGTGCCGCCGATGCGTTTGAGCGCATGGAAAAGTTCGCAAGTAATACGCCGTTTGTTTTGCAGCAATCAATCGATGCATTTGTTAAATTAAAAAACCTTGGTCTTGACCCGTCCGAAGAGGCAATGACTTCTTACGGCAACACGGCAGCGGCCATGGGTAAGGATATGCTTCAATTAGTTGAGGCAACGGCAGATGCTGTTTCCGGGGAATTTGAGAGGCTCAAGGAGTTTGGAATAAAAGCCAAATCAGAGGGCGACCGCGTTACGTTTACATTTCGCGGCGTGGCCACTGAGGTCGGTAAAAACGCAGAAGAAATCCAGCGCTATTTAATTTCAATTGGCCAAACAGAATTTGCAGGCGCTATGCAAAAGCGCATGGAAGGACTTGATGGTCTGATATCTAACTTGCAAGATTCTTGGGATTCTCTTTTCAGGGCCGTGAATGAAAATGGCGTGGGAAAAGTAATTGAGTTAGGTATCCGTGGCGCGATTGTTGTCATTGAAGATTTGAAAGAATTGCTAGGCGTCACTAGCGCAGCATTGCGCGGCAATACCGTTGAAGTAAATTCGATGACAGAAGCGGCCATTCGTTTTGGCGAATCGCAGCAACGAATAGCAGATAAAACGGAAGCAATAGAGAAAAGCCAAAAAGCACTTTTGGCCACAATAAAAAACATTGAAGCGGCTAGAGATAAACAGGTAGCTCTAGCATCGGCTAACGCTACAAGTGAGGAAGCGATAGCGCGTGTTCGTGATGCAATTTCTATTCGCTATAACAAGCAAATAGAATCTATAGTTGCAGCACAATCAGGCCACCATGAACTATTAAAAACCCAGCTTGCCGAAGAAATATTTATTCGGAATCAGCTTAACTCAGTTATAAAATCAGCCGTTCCACCACCGGAAGCAAAGAAAAAACAAGGTGCGTTTGGGCTGACATCGACGTTTGACGAGGAAATGGCAGAAATGGAAGCCATGCGTCAAATGACGTATGCGTTTGGCATCAAGCGTTACGAAGAACACAAGGCAATTAACGACCAGATTATCGCCGACAAAAAACGAGAGGTTGACGAAGGTTGGGCGGCGTATTACGACCACAAGGCAATAAATGATGCGGCGATTGAAGATGAAAAGAGAAAAGCGCAAGCGATAAAGGCGTCGCGAGAATCTATTCTAAGCTCTACCGCATCCATTCTTGGTTCACTTGCGTCTATGGAAAGCAGGGAGAGCCAAGCGAGTTTAGAGCGCTACAAAAAACTGGCTTACGCTGAAACATTAGCGGCGACATATCTATCGGCGCAAAAAGCATGGGCAGAAGCGCCCGGTCCAATCGCTGGCGGCATAGCAGCAGCGGCGGCGACCGTGGCAGGATTGGCGAGAGCTAAGCAGATTAGTAATCTTAAACTAGGCAGTTCTGGCGGTGGTGGTGCCGGTGGAGGATTTGGCGGTGGCGTCGGAGGTGGTGGTGGCAATGAGCTAGCGCCACTCATTCCAAGTCCATTGCGAAGAGAGCAGCAAGATATCAATATCGTTGTTAAAATCGGCGAAGATGCTGCGATAGAAATTGCGCGAGTTGGTGTGCCGCTGGCCATCAACAATGATATGATTGTAATGCAAACAGCAAGCGGTCTTGAACGAGTTCAAATGGTGGCCTAATGTCATTCGTATATTACGCAGCAACGAGAAAAATAAGATCTGCTTACGTTCCGGTTGAACTGGTAAGCATCGGCGGGTTTGATAGCGATACTATTTGGGTAAAAGGAGCCGGATGGACAATTGTCGGCGGTCTTGCTATCGGCGCGGCGGGCGTTGCTTCCGATCTTGAACAAGATATTACTGTCACGCAAAATCTTGTCTATAACTTTACTGTTACCACGTCGGCAATCACCGGCGGCAATATCACGCCGAAAATTGCGGGCACATTAGGCGCGGCAATCACTGCAAACGGAACCTACACGCAAGAAATAATTGCAGGCGCTGGACTTTCACCGCGTCTTGAGATAACGAAAAGCTCTACGTTTGCCGGTAGCATTGACAACGTGTCTGTAGTCATGGGAACAAATAGTTTTGAATTAAATGTTCCTATGCCGCAATATTCGTCTTCACCGATGGCAAGCAGGCAAAGCCATGTCGCCATATCAGGCACTGGGCAAACTGTTATAGCGCGAAATTTCAAACGATCTTACACTGTCACAAGTATGCCTATCATTGTCGATAGTGCTATCGATTTGCAATGGCAAGAATTTCTAAACTCAACACGGGAAGGAGAATCGTTTTTATTCGACCCGGTGTATACTGCTACTTATGCTTCACCATCTTCAAAGCTGGCAACGGTGCGCATGGATGATGGCGACTGGACAGAATCATATTCGGTTCCGTTTTATATTCAATATTCATTTACCTGTGTTGAAATATGAGAACATTTAACGATAATTTTGAAGCGAAGAAAAATGCCGGTCAGCTAAAATTAAGGCTGGCCATGCGGGTGGATTTTAACAGCAACTTCACCGATCCAGTTTGGTTCACTTCGCACGCAGATACCTCCGTACCTGGGGGCGCTGATGTCATTCATGATGTGCTAGCTTCCGGCATCGTTAAGTCCCATTCGCTCGAAAAAATAGCTTCGATAGGCGGCGGTAACGTCATTATTGCCGATAGAAATAATCTCGTACACAACAAATTTAGGGCCAAGTTACAAGCAGGCAAAGGACTTCGCGCCAAGCGAGTCACGATGTATCTTGGGTTTTCTGGCGACAGTTTTTCATCCTACGAAAAGATGGGAACCTATCAATTTGCCAACTTGACCGAGAGCCTTAACGGGTACAAATTACAGTTAAAAGACATCTACCGAAAACTAAAGGATAAGACGCTATTCACCCCGGTAGTAACAAATCTATCTAACCATATCCTTGCTGATATTGTTGCGTCTGATTTGAGCTTTGCCGCTGCCGATAAATCAATTAACTCGGTCAATACAAAACTTGACGTTTATAATGGCCGAGTAGGTCAGAAAATATATGTACAAGGCACGACTAGCAATAATGGCCATTTCACCATTGCTAGTGTTGCGGCCAACAAAATAACATTCACCGAAACGATAGTAAACGAATCGGCAGGTAATGAATTTATTTTGCAGCAAGGCACCATCGACGTATACGATACAAGCAAATATGACTTGTTTGCACACGATGGCAATTACGAAGATTTGCCTAACAAGGAAGTTGTTTATTTCCAGATAGAAAAGGAAATAATTTCCGCCGAAGTTATCTCCCCCGGAAAATTCGACAAGTGCCGCAAAGGCGTATTAGGCACTAAATCTGTCGAGCATATTATTAATGCGACAGCGGACAATGGCAACAAGATTGAAGTTAAGAGTGTTGCTTACATGCAAGGCCCGATTGCTAAATTGCGCCTTGCCGTGTTACAGCGCGAAATTCCAAACCAGCCCGGAAAAGTTTTACCTATTAGCTGGACGGTCGATATTGACCCCGATCAATTAGATGAGGCTTCATTCACAAGTATCGGCTCAGATTTGTGGGATACAGCAACGGATAAAGGCCGTATCGGTCGATTCATTTTCACGTCCAGCGTTAGCGCAAAAGAATTGTTTGAGATTTATTTCAGCGATATGGACAACTGCTGGATGTCGATTAACTCAAGCGGCGAATATGTTTTAGAGCGCCGCGTAAGCGTTACCGATACCGCTGCTTATGTCGATATTCTTGATGATTCAAACATCAAAGAAGGTCGCGAATTATCGTATGACGCCGAAGACGTTAGGAACCACATCGAAGTAAATTGGCACAAGTCTTTGCTAGATGGGCAATTCAGGCGCAAAAATACTTATCTGCTATCACAGTCAATAACAACGCACCAGCAAACAGATCCGCTTGTTGTTGATTTGCATGGCGCATATGGTGGTGCAGATAGCCGACAAACATTGGCTAACGTGGTATCGGCGCTAGCGCAAAAATATGCTAATCCGCCTCGCCGCATAACGCTTAATTTGTTGCCAATGATGATGCATCTTAATGTTGGCGACATCGTAAAACTTCGCACGTCTAAAGTGCGTGATTTTAGCGGCACAACGACAACAATTGATCGACAATTTGAAATAATCGAAACGTCGTTAAACATCGAAACGCTAGAAGTCACTGTGACGCTCGAAGGAACGAGCGGCAATGTAGGCCCGGCGATTATAGACGACTACTCTAACGCGCTCCCAGATTCATTCTACGGCGCTATAGCGGCGGGTACTGGAATATGGTCAGGCCGCAATCTTGTATCCAGCTTGCCCGGCTATAGTGCTGGCACACTATCCACTGCATCGACCATGACCGGCGGATCAACATTTATGTCGGGCGTTTGGTATCACGACGGCGATTTGAATATTAGCGCTGGCGTTATAAGTAACAACGTGCTTTTGATTGTTAAGGGGCATTTAACAATATCGGGAACGTTCACCGGTAAAGGTCGCGGGCTTGCTGGTAGAAGCGGGGTGGCGAGTGTAGATTCATATGCTCTGCTGAAGGGCGAGTCTGGCGGCTTTGGCCACACGACGCAAGGTTCCGGCATAGACTACATAGCTCAATCTGATAACATATGGTCTTCATCTAGCTTGCGAAGAAAGTTTTGGGTTTCCAGTCGTGGCGGCTGGCCATTTTTCACGCCCGGAACATATTCGCAAGTTCCACATTTTAACATTGAGTGGAACGGCACTGAACTTACGGGCATGCCGACTGATTTGCGAGGCACGTCAGGCGGCCAAGGGTATGGAGTCGCTAGAAGGGTAATAAACGACACATCTGAAACGCTGTACGGAAGCGCTGGTGGTGCAGGTGGCGCGGCGCTTGCGACATTATCACGGGGAATGTCGTTTGCTGGCAGCGGCAAAATTGATTTGAGCGGAAACGACGGAGCGGCCCCATCGTATCTTGAAAAAAACGCATGGGCACCTAGAATTTATGCTGGCGCTGGCGCTGGTGGATATAACGGCGCATGGCTTTGTCAGATCGACGGAACAAGCAATTCAACCCCGGAAATAAATGACGCTACTTTTATCGCTGAAACTGGCAACTATGGCGCGCAAGTAAATGTAGGCTTTCGTCCTCCTAAAATAAGTCAATTTGGCGGATATACAGATGTTGGCGCATACGAAAACTTAACTTTCGCTGGAACATATGAGCCAGCCGCGAAATCTATAAACACATCGTCATCCTTCCGTCTGCAATTTATAAATCAAAACATTGCAAAAGAAGTAACGGAAGTTGAAGTTCCAAGCGCGATAATTGGCGTATCGTGCAACAGTGGCACAAACTATCTTGAGCGGTCATCGTCGACAGGGCAAGTGAATAGTTATATCGGCGTTTCATGGCCGCAATCAACCGATCAAAATGTTGTTGGTTATCGCGTCTTGTGGATTAGGGGACTAGCTCACAGGACGCCAAACGTGCACGAAGTACCGCGAAGAAGTGAAACATCTGTATGGATTGGCCCTGTCGTTGATGGCGAATCTTATCTTATCGGAGTTGTTGGAGTAAACGCGCACGGTGAAACGGGGTCGATGCTAAGGTGGACCATTCACACCGTCTTAGGCAAATCTGTTCCACCAACAAATATCACCGGCGCATCGGTAACAGGTAACAGTCGCGGAATAACTGTAAAAGTTACCGCAGCACAAATGCCGTCTGATCCCGATTTGAAAGCATTAGCTATTTACACATCCGCCACAAACGGCCGAGCAGCAGCGACAGAATACGCACGTTATGATGTTTTCCCAAGCTCGCCGTTTGAGGTGACATTACCAATCGCGACAGGGCAAGCAAGATTCTTTTGGTTCAAAACTGTAGATACGAGCAAAAATCTATCTACTCTGTTTTTCCCCAACACAACGACATCGACTTACACCACGGCAGCGACGGCGGCAAACGCGCTAACTGATTTGGTGTATAACGACCTAACGCCTATCGAGAATTTACGCCCTGCTGAACCTGGCGCGGACGTAACAAAAGACCAGCCAGAGGTTTACAACAACGATGCCGGGTTTCGAGAAACTTGGGAGCGTGCAGATAGTATTATCCAGTGGCAGAACTACTCTGGCGCTGGCGAAATAAGCAGATTACAGTTAAGCGACGCCGTAACTGGCGGTTATGTTTTAAGAGTTGGAAATAATGCTGGCGACGATCAAGCTTGGCTGGTTAGTCGGACATCGATTCCGTTTGAGCCTACAAAATTATATAAAACCACTTTGAGGATTAGGCGCACGGCAGGGACCGGAATTGCTGCGGCTGGTTTTTTTGGTGTAGCGGCGGATGGAGTGACGCTGGTAAATACAACTGGAGCAAATTCAGTCGCCAGTCAGCACTACCACGTTGGGGATAGCTTAGGGCCGGGGGCGTCATGGTCCGTGTACACCGGATACACTCAGGGCAAGGGCACGCCGAATGGAACTAGCACCGTTGGCACATTAATAAATCCG